TACGGTTGCGACTTAACCAACTTCGTTCTGACTAACTTCGCGATGTTTAGATGTGAAGACAGGCTTCCGCCTAAATTTCCTGTAGGATCGAGGGCGGAACCCGCATACGTGACGAGGACTATAAACGGCGTCTTGTCAGGGGCTGAAGCATTCTGTTTCGATTTCGAGGATTTCAACTCACAGCACAGCACCGGTTCGATGAAAGCCGTACTTAAGGCTTTCGCAGACACTTACAGTGGAGAAATGACTAACGAACAAAAGCAAGCAATGGCATGGACGATAGAGTCGGTAGAAGATATGATAGTGCATGACAATATAGGAGGGACAGGTGAATACAAAGCGAAGGGAACACTGTTTTCGGGTTGGAGGCTGACCACATTTATAAACTCTGTGCTAAATGCAATATATTCTGAGGCGATCTACGAACCTACCGGAGCAAAACACCCCATGAGATCTGCTCATAATGGGGATGATATTATATTGGGTGTAGTAAACGCCCAGCAAGCTGTAGGAATGCTCAAGAACGCGGATGCGATGAACGTAAGGGCTCAGCCTTCTAAATGCGCATTCGGAGCTGTAGCGGAGTTTCTCAGAGTAGACAGACAAAACGGTGCCAACTCACAATATCTACCGAGGGCTATAGCTACCCTGGTCCACTCGAGAATAGAGAGTGGACCATCAACTACGATTTCCGAGTCAATTAGGTCCAACGAGACCCGTCTGAGTGAATTCGTTGAGAGAGGGGGCGACCTCGAAACAGCAATAAGACTGAGGCACAAGTATGTGAGCAGAGTATCTGAACTGTACAACACTAACGTAGGTGACGCCTACTCATTGCTGCGCGCATCGAGCGTGGTGGGAGGATTGTCAATGGCAAGGAACGCGCCGGTACATCTGTCCGTTAAAGACGACTGGGAAGAAACGGAGGTGGAGGACCCTATTTCAGGTCTAGGATCGGGCAGGTCGTGGAGGGGAGTGGCTGACATGGCAAATAACGTCATGGAAGTTATAGGAGAAGCCGTAGGAGGCAGAATAACAGTGAAAGACATAACTAAAAGAGTATTTAACTCTACGCTAAAGGCGTTGTCTATAAGGAGAGCGAGCACGAGAGTGTTCGACACACCCAATATAGGCA